AACTGCGACGGCACCGGGATCGTCTGCGAGAACCACGCCAATCGTCCCTGGGCGGGCGATAGCATCCGTGAAGATGCCTGCGGCTGCGGCGCCGGAATGCCGTGCCCGCGATGCACGGGGCCCGTGCCGCAAGACGGCACGCGATCGATCCTCGAATGCTTCGTGAGCCACCCGCTTCCGAGCGGCGCGCTCCACTAGCTTCCACTACCGATCACTAACGCCGTCGCCGGGCGAATTCTCGGGCGTCCTCGCGCAGTTGCCGCGCGTCATCGGCAATGCCGTCGCCGGGCTCACGGGCGCCCTCGCAAAATCCAGCGTCAAAGGATTGAAGGCCTATGGACCCTGAAGACACGATCAACACCGCCGTCGCCGAGACTGAAAACGTCGAGGTTCCGGCATCGTCATCGCAACCGGCAACCGCCGCCGATACTCCGCCTACGGACGTCGACGAGCTCGAAGCCTGGAACGCCAAGAAGGCGTTAGAGGCAGAGGAAGCGGCAAAGCCGGAAACGCCTGAGAAGCCCGCGGCCCCAGCTGCACAAGCAGCGCCGGCCGCAACAAGCGCACCAGCCGAGCCCGACACGACAGGGCAGATGGTGCCGCTCAACCGGCTGAACCAGGAGACCGAAAAGGTCGCGCGCGAACGTGAAGAAAACGCGCGGCTGAAGGGCGAGAACGAAGCGCTCAAACTCATGATTGGAAAGCCTGCGTCTGCTGGGCCCAATGGCGTCCAACCGCCAGTGGTCACACCGGAACAGGAAATCCAGTCGGCGAGGACCGAGCGCGTCAGCCTCGCGGAGAAGTACGACAACGGTGAGATCAGCCTCGCAGACTACCGCAAGGCCGATAACGCCCTCGTCGATAAGGAGCACGCCGCGCGCGAGAGAATTCTCGAAGCGAAGTTTGCTACCCGGCCATCGCCCGCGCCTCAGCCGGCCAACGATCTGTTGCTGGACGAGCGCTCGGCGAAACTGGAGCAAGAGCACGAATACGTAACCATGCTCTCCGCTCCCGATCTTCAATTCCTGCATGTGAAGGCCATCGAGCAGTTGATGGCGGAAGGCGGGAACATCCCGACCGACCGTCCGTACAACGCGCGAGAAGCCCTTGCTGTGAGAGAGAGGATCGCAAAGCTCTCCGATTCCTACGGCCCCGTGATGACGGGCAAGACGATCGCGCCCAAGGCGCCAAGTGCAACAGGCCAAACCCCAGTCAAACCGGCGTTGTCGCCAACCGCTCAAGCCCGGCAAGCGAAGCTTGAGGCCGCGGCCAGCGCACCGCCAGACCTCTCACACGTAGGTTCCACGCAGCCGCTGTCAGAGCCGACCGAAGATCAAATCCTCTCCATGTCGGACGAGGAGATCGCGAAGCTCCCGGCGTCGACGCGGAACAAATGGATGGGCATCACCGCCTAATCCAGAAAGCGCAACACTAAAATGGCAGCCACAGACTTTGGCGCGCTCTCAGAAGCGCGCGTCAGAATGTGGAGCTCTGACCTTTGGCAAGCCGGACGAGACAAGTCGTTCTGGTTCTCCAACGGGTTCATGGGCTCCAACAGTGCCGACATGAACAAGCCGATCCAGCGCGTCACCGAGCTTTCGAAGACCCAACGCGGGACCGAATGCGTCATGCAACTGATCCTCGACATGCAAGGTGACGGCGTCGTCGGCGACAATCAGTTGGACGGTCAGGAAGAAGCGATGGTCAACGACACACAGACCATCCGCATCGACATGATTCGTCACGGCGTGAAGAGTCGCGGACAAATGAGTGAACAGGCTCAGTGGGCCCATTGAGGCGTGAGCTTCAATTGAAAATCGCGTGAATTGCTGGAACATCTGTCATTTATCCGTATAATGATTGAATGACAGACAATCAGCAGCCAAGCTCTGAGAATAGACTCTGTACGAGGTGTGGTCAGTCGAAACCTGCGGATGAATTCGCTCTCGTGGACAGCGTGCAGGACACGAAGGCGGGCGTCCCAAAGGCCGAGAGGCGCCGGTATCGACGGCACGTTTGCAGCGAATGTTTTCACAAGCATTCGAACAGCTACTACGCCAGAAACAAAGAGCGCATCCTGAAGCGCGTGGCCGCATATAGACGGGCCCATCCCGAAAGTTATCGGGTGGACTCAAAAATGCGGGCAAGGCGCTACAGGGAGATGGTCATCCAAGCCTATGGCGGACCACGATGCGCATGTTGCGGTGAGACGCACGTCTCTATGCTCACCCTCGACCACATCAACGGCGGGGGCATACGGCACAGGACGGCGATTGCCAACGAACGGGGATGGAAGAACAAGGTGGGCGGGGTTAGCTTTTACCGCCACCTCATTTGCCTAGGCTTCCCTCCGGGGTACCAAGTGCTCTGCTTCAACTGCAATTACAGCAAGCACCTGCTCGGCGTCTGCGCTCACCAACTCAGAGAAGGTTCGACGGTCATCCCCTCGGGGAGTAGGAGCGAGTGCTCCGAAGCGCGCGACAACTCTGCAAAAGAGTTGATGATATGACCTCACCTGCATGGTGACATGCAGCAGCCGATAAGGCGGGCGCGGCAATAACGAACTATCGCTGAAGATTAGTGACTGTTGTCCGCTTCCGCATCACCGGCAAGGAGAAGCTCTCCTTCTGGCTCGGCGACAAGATCGATGAGCTCGGCTTCCTCACGCTCTCCGGTCGCGCCTACACGCTCAAGACCAACGGCGCCACGCGGAGCGCGTCACAGCTTCCAAGCTTGACGTTCGCCGCCGACGTCGCCGCAGCCTCGACGAACCGCATTCTTTTCGCGGGCTCGGCGACGGCTGAAAACAACGTGACGGCGTCCGACAAAATGAGTTGGACGGCGATCGTTAGGGCGAAAGCCTTGGCGAGCAGAAAGAAGGTCCGGCCCATCCGCGAGGGTGGCAAGGACTATTACGCGATGATCATGTCGACCGAGCAGCGGCGTGATCTTCGTTTGGACCCCACCTTCCAGACGATCGCCAAAGCCGCCGATCAGCGCGGCAAGAACAACCTCTTGTTCACAGGGGCGGACGCCGTCGTTGAGGGCGTAATTTTATACGAGCATAATAAAGTCTTCAACACGCTCGGGCTCTTGTCCGGCTCCAAATGGGGCGCTGCGTCCACCGTCGATGGTGCCCAGGCGCTCTTGTTTGGCGCCAACGCCATGGGCTTCGCCCAGATCGGAAACGTCTTCATGAACGAGTCCGATAAGACGGACTACAAGAATCGTCCCGGCTTAGGCGTCGGGCGCATCCTTGGTTTGCTCAAACCTCAGTTCAAGTCGATCGAAGATTCGCTGGCCCGTGAGGACTTCGGCGTGATCTCCGTGAAGACCGCGGCTGCGGCGTAAGGAGGGATGCAAACATGACCAGACGCATCAACTTCAAAGTCCAACTCCAGGATGCACAGGGGCAGGCAATCGTCACGTCAGGCGGCGTGGCAATGGTCTGCGTGAACGGCTCCCCGCTCAAGCATACGATCTACTCGGATGCCGAAGGCACAGCCGCGTCGAACCCGAAGGCTCTGACGCGCGGGATGATCGAATTGTGGGTGCTGCAATCGGCCATGACCAACGACATGGTCGACTTGTACATCCAGTGCCCGGGCGGCCAGTTCCTGGTTGCGCGAAACCTCAAACAATCCGGACCGAACGAGCTCACCGTCGACACGGACCGGGCAATCCATCAGTACGTCATCCCGTACCACATCACCGACTATCCGGCGGCTGTGGAGACGGACACGGGCTTCGACGTTCCGGCGGCGAATACCGCGATCGTGCTTCCCGATGCTCAGGGCGGCACCATTCGCGTTACCGTCGTCGATGCGACCGAAACCCTCGACGTCGGCACCGCGACTGCGGAAACCGGCGATCCTGACGGCTTCATGTCGGCCGTGGCGCTCACGACGCTCGGGATTGTCGCCGACGATGGCGCATTGCTCGGCACGCTCGCCGGGCACATCGCAGACGGCAAGTCCATCGTGATGACGAGCACCGCCGGTTCCGACACCGGCCAGGGCTATGTCTACCTGACGGTCGAGTTGTTCAACTAAGCATCGCCTGAAACGTGGCATGCGGGCTCGGTCGAAAGGTCGGGCCCGCATCCCCTTACCTGAAACCCCAATCTGGAGAATGCAATGGCCAAGGCCGAAGCGAACACGCCGTCCGAACCCATGTGGAAGGTGATCGACAAGAACACGAAGATGGGCGAGCCGGCGCGCTTCCACGACTGCGTCGTCGACGGCCGCATCGTCTCCTACGGCTTCGAGGCCAACAAAGGCACCGAGATGCTGGAAGCGCACGCGCGCAAGTTCGTGCCGAACGACTCCTTTGAGGTGACCGACGATACCGGGCGCATCGTCACGGCATCGATCCCCGTGCTCAAGGGCTTCTCCGCCGACCGCGAGTCGATCCTCGAGGACGACGAGTGTGTCGCGAAATTCGACGAGTTGACGGTCGACGCGCTTTACGAGCGCGCGGCTCCACTGCCCGGCGGCGAGAAGATCAAGAAGAACGCGAAGAAGGACGACCTGATCGACTTCCTGCTCACCGCGCGCGCGGCAAAGCTCGCGCAATTGCGTCCGAAGGCGCTCAGCGAAGACGGCGACGGCAACAAGGACGAGTTCTCCCGCGGCGAGCTCGACAACATCATGCCGCCGAGCAACCTCTCCGGACTGATCTAGGCCAGCCATGCCGCACTCGACGGCGGGATCGTCCATCTACACGGTCAAGGAGTTGTGCGACCGCGCGCTGCGCAAGATCGGCGCGTTCTCGATCCGCGACGACGCGGCCGACCAGGACGATCTGAAGGAGATGATGTATTGGGCCGACATGCTGGTCGCGCACAACGCGGGCAAGCAGCGGGCGTTCTGGCTCGTGGCTGACGTCGAGATCACGCTCGCCGAGGATGATGCCGATTACGTGCTCGCCGAGGAACTGAACCCCACACTTCCCCAGGGCGTGCAGTTCCCGATCGCCGCCATGCTCGAGGACGATTCCGGCAACCGCACGCCCTTGTCCATCGTCCGGAACAAGGAATTCCGCGAGCTGACTCTTCCGACGACCGAGGGGCGGCCTGAGGTCATCTGGATCGATCGGCTCAATGGTCCGACCCTGCACGTCTATCCGGTGCCGGGCGAGACCGAGGACGGCTTCACGATCATCCTGACCGTGCAGTCATTCTCGCCGACGGTCCGCCCACGGAACGTCAACCGCGACACGGCGCTGACCAACCAGAAGACCGACCTCCGCCCGACCTGGAACCTCTGGTTCGTCACCGCACTCGCAGCGGAAGCCGGCGACGGGCCGGTGCGCAAGCTGCCCGATCAAACGATCGCCCGTTGGCGCTCAGACGCGCTCCGGCTCGAAACCGAGCTTAAAGCCTACGAGAATCGTGAACACGACGATGATCCCCCGATCATCAAAGCCTCGGCGTATCTCTGATGCCACGCTCCCTGATCCGCGACTTTGCTCTTGCGAACAGCGCCTATAGCGGCGCTGTCGTGCATTTCTTCGGCGTCGATGCCGGCGAGGCCGACGAAGAGAACCTGATCACGCTCTATGAGGGCTTGACGGGCTCCGGCACGCTTCGGAACCCGCAGCGCCTGGACGGCGAGGGCAAGAACCCAGCGCCCATCTACGCCGATGAAGAGTGCATCGCGCGCGTCTCAGGGCTCGCGATCGACGATCACGACACGGGCATCATCAGCGTGCCGGGCGGAGAGGCGCCGACCTACGCGGGCGCCGTCATGACGCCCACGGGCGCGGACGTCGCCAATCCGACCTACCCCTACACCATCATCTTCGCGACCGCGGTCCGCAACCCGAGCGGCGTTTGGACCGTAGGCTCACCGACGAAGCTGATCGTCCCCGTCGGCTGGACCGGCGGACGCTTGCGCGGACAGATCGCGTGGACGGCGATCGCCGCCGACGCCTATGTGGCGGCCACTTGGTACAAGAACGGCGTGGCCACGGCCTACCGCGCCGTGAGCGGCAAGGCTGCGGTCACCAATCCCGTCCTGCAAGTCATCACGCCGACCCTCGTGCTCGTCGCCGGCGATGAGTGGACGCTCGTCGCCGACACATCGGATGCAACCTCAAACATCGATGTCTCGGATTGCTGGGCGGAGATGGAATTGACCGAGGGGGCGGAATAGATGGCGGTCATACGGATCGAGTTTTTCGATACCTGGCGCGAGGGCTATGCCGGCGCGGAAGTGCATATCAAGCTCGCCGGCACCAGCACGAACGCCGACATCTTCCTTGATGAAGAGTTGACGGACGCCGCCGACAATCCCCAAACGCTCCTCTCCCAGGAGATCAACGAGCGCCAATACGGCAAGTTCGAAGCGCCGATCTACACCGCGCAGTCCTATGAATTGTGGGTCGACGGCGTCAATCAGACGGGCGTCATCCGGCCACCGCTGACCACGCTCGATGAAGAGGATGCGAGCGAAGCGCTCGTCACATCGTCGGCTGGCACCGAGGCGCACACACTCGAAGACATCGTTGCGCGCTCCGTCCATGTCGATGATTTCGGCGAGTTTCTCGACGTATCCGACCCGACCGCCTCGGCCTCGACCAACAACGACACGCTCACAGCCGCGATCAACGCGGTCTCGGCGGACGGCGGCTATGTCGAATTGCCTGCGGGCACGTTCCAATTCGAGGGCGTGGAGCTTGCGAGCAATGTCAGGCTCCGCGGCAAGGGCAGGGGCGTCACCATCCTGCAAAGCCAGGAAGGCGCCGTCGTCATCGAATACACGGGCAACGGCGCCGGGCTTGCCGACCTGACCCTCGACGGCGTGCTGCTGACCGCGTCTTCCGTCGGCGTCTACATGAAGGCGATCGACAACACGGTTCACGAGCGCGTCACGATCAAGCGCTTCGCAACCGGCATCTACTGCCAGGGCGCGCACGGCTCCTATTGGCCGGACCTTCACATCGAGGGCTGCACGATCAACGCCAAGCTCTTCGGCGACACCGATGGCGATGACGGCGGCGACGTCTTCACCGACAATTACTGGGCGGGCAAGTGCATCGAGTCCGTCTCCGTGGGCCTCGACCTCGAATACATCGACGCAATCGTCGCCCACAACACGTTCCGCCTGGGCTTCGAGGACAACGCGCTCGTCGCGGTTAAGATCAGGGGCGCCCGCTACACCGACTTCGAAGGCTCGTGGTGGACGAACAACGGCACCAACTTCGACGTCGACGACTTCACGCCGGACGGATCCTTCGAGGACGACAACACCATCCTCGGCCTCTGGGTGACGAATTTCCGCATCGAGGACGGCGACTTCGCCTATGCAGGCAGGCTCGAGGACGTCGTCTTCGAGCGCGGCTCGATCACTGGCGAGTGCACGGTCACACTGACGACGCCGACGAACCCCGTGCTGCTGCGCGATGTCGTCGAGGGTCCGGACGTCACACTTGCGGGCACGGCGACGAAA